CTGGCGGCCGAGCTCGGCGTCTCGAGCGTCGTCAACGTCGAGGTCATGGAGACGGAGCCCGATCTCCTCGGCATCATCGTCAACCTCTCCGACTACACGGTCGGCGCGGACCGCGGTGGCGAGGTCACGATGTTCGACGACTTCGACATCGACTACAACCAGTACAAGTACCTGATGGAGACCCGCCTCTCCGGAGCGCTCACCCGGATCCGGTCGGCGATCATCGTCAAGAACAGCGGCGTCGTCGTTCCGTAGTTCCATGCCGAAGTTCCACGGTAAAGTCGGGTACGGCGCAACCGTGGAAACATCGCCTGGTGTGTATGTCGACGAGATAGTCGAGTTCGAGTATTTCGGTGATGTCATCCGGAATACCCGTAGGCTCACGGAGGGGGAGCATCTCAACCAAGATCTCTCCGTCGGCAACTCGATCAGCATCATCGCCGATGCATACGCTCGTGTGCATTTCTTCGCCATTCGTTACGTGGAATGGGCGGGGAGTCTCTGGACGATCTCGGATGTCGAGGTCCAGCTACCCCGCCTGATCCTCCAGCTCGGGGAGGTGTACAATGGCCCCACGGCTGGAGCTCCATGAGGTCCTCAAGGGGATCACGGAGCACGTCTACTTCCAACCCCCGACGAACATCCAGATGCAGTATCCCTGCATCGTCTACTCGAGGGACGGAAGCTGGGCGGAACATGCCGACAACGAGTCGTATCGACTCACCAAGCGATACCAGGTGACGGTCATCGACCGGAATCCCGACATCAACCTGCCAGATCAGGTGGAAGAGTTGTCCATGTGCAGTTTCGACCGCTGGTTCGCATCGGACAATCTCAATCACTGGGTCTTCACCCTCTTCTTCTGAGAAAGGAACCAAATCGCATGGCAGCACTGGCATGGGACCAGGTGGGCGAGCGCCTCTACGAGACCGGCGTCGACCACGGCGTTCTCTACCTTCTCGACGACATGGGCGTCTACAGCGAGGGCGTCGCATGGAACGGCCTCACGACGGTCACCGAGTCGCCGAGCGGCGCGGAGTCCAACCCGCAGTTCGCGGACAACATCAAGTACCTGAACCTCATCTCGGCCGAGGAGTTCGGCGCGACGATCGAGGCGTTCACCTACCCGGACGAGTTCGCCGAGTGCGACGGCACAGCGCTTCCCTCGCCGGGCGTGGCCGTCGGCCAGCAGGGCCGCAAGGTGTTCGGGCTCTCCTACCGGACGAGGGTCGGCAACGACATCGACGGCACGGACCACGGCTACAAGCTGCACCTGATCTACGGGTGCCAGGCGGCGCCGTCGGAGAAGGCATACGGCACGATCAGCGACTCGCCGGAGGCGATCGCCTTCTCATGGGAGGTCACGACCACGCCGGTCCCGGTCACCGACCTCAAGCCGACGGCATCGATCACCATCGACTCGACGCAGGTGGACTCGGCGGCCCTGTCGGATCTCGAGGACCTCCTGTACGGCAGCACGGCGGCTGCCAAGCTGCCGCTTCCGGACGAGGTCATCGCGCTGTTCCCGACGACGCCGTAGTTCTCAGCGGAAAGGACCAGGGAATGCTCACTATCGTGGTCGGAGGAACCGAAGCCTACGACGAATCCGTCGCCGAATTCGTCTTCAAGGGGGGTCGGCGACTCGACCTTGAGCATTCCTTGGTCAGCTTGTCAAAATGGGAGGCAAAACACGAAAAGCCCTTTCTTGGCAAGGATGCCAAGACTGGGGACGAAGTCCTCGACTATGTGAGATGCATGGTCGTGACCCCCGATTTTCCTCCGGGGCATTTGCACAAACTCTCGAAAGAGAACTTCGAGGCGATCAATAACTACATCGACGCCAAGATGAGTGCGACTTACTTCCAGGATCCTCCGGGGGCTCCCAGGAGCCGGGACGTAATAACTTCCGAGCTCATCTACTACTGGATGACCGTGTTCTCGATCCCGTTCGAGTGCGAGCGCTGGCATCTCAACCGCCTGTTCACCCTGATCCGGATCTGCAACATCAAGCAGTCCAAGCCGCAGAAGATGAGCCGCGGTGAGATCGCCGCCCGCAATCGCGAACTCAACGCCCAGCGCCGGGCCCAGCTGGGCACGAAAGGATGAAAGGAGGCCGCATGCCCGGACTTGTGTTCGACCAGGTAGGAGAACGGCGGTACGAGACCGGCGTCGATCGCGGCGTCATCTTTCTTCCTGACGGGAATGTCGTCGCCTGGAACGGACTGACATCCGTTACCGAGAGCCGCAGCAAGGAGGTGAAGAACTACTACATAGACGGGATCCAGTACCTCGCCCATCCCGTCCTCGGCGGTTATGCCGCCAAGGTGACGGCGTTCACCTACCCGGATGAGCTGGACATGATCACCGGCCTCGCCAGGGCGTTCCAGGACGGCGTGTACCTGAACGACCAGCGTGTCCAGATGTTCAACTTCTCCTACCGCACGCTCCTCGGCAACGACATCGAAGGGACGGACTACGGGTACCGGATCCACATCGTCTGGAACGTCGTCGCGACCCCCAGCGATCAGACGTACGACAGCATCAGCGATAGCCTGGAACCGGCTCCGTTCGAGTGGAACCTGGTAGCGGTGCCCCAGCCGATGCTCATGGCCCGCTCCTCGGCGCACATCTCGATCGATTCCCGCAAGGTCGATCCGGGCCTTCTCAGAGACATCGAGCTGTCTCTCTACGGCGAGGGCGACCTGTACTCCCCGGGCCTTCCACCGATGCTCGACTTCCTGAGCTGGCTTCAGAGCTGGGGCGGGATCATCTCATGAGGATCCAGCTCATAGGACATGGCGATCCCAACCCGGAGTTCGCCCTGCCGGATCCGGGCACGGATTCGTCTATGCCGCCCAGGATCCTTCAGCTCTCCGACGGCGTTCCGTTCGAAAAGGCGCCTCACATGGCGGACGGATACACCCACTACGAGTGCTGGTGCATCGGCGGAGCTGGTGGACGTGGCAGCGATGTCTACGAGAACATGCCGATCCCGATGACCCCGGGCCCGGCCGAGGTCGCTCCTATCGACGTCTGGAACGACTACTGGACGCATGCCCTGGATGCTCCGGACGGGCACTACTGGATACCGGATGGCTCCGGGGGGTACGCGGAGACGACGAAACAGGGATATTACGAGTACGGTAACCCGACCCACACCTTCACGCCCACCATCTATGGCCAGGCATATCTCGCCGGTCGCCGCATCTGGGGAGGGGCAGGAGGCGGAGGCGGTCTCCAGGTGGTGTCCGGGGCACTGGCATTCCTCGAGGACGCCGTTCCAGTCACCGTGGGGCAAGCCGGTGCGGATGGGGCTGGCGGGCAGATGGCGGCCAACGGCTCGTACACCCCCCAGCCTGGTGGCGGATATCCGTGGTCCGGCCTCTTCCAGACGTGGTTCAACCGCTGGCCGACGCCACATCTTTCCTTCCCTTCTCCGACCTTCGGAGGGGATGGGGGTAGTTCTTCCTTCGGAACCCATGGAATGGCCTCAGGAGGCAAGGGAGGGGGTCCAGGAGGCCTCTGGCTGAGCAGCAACTTCTACACAAAGGCCGAGGGTGGCGCCGGTGGCATCGGAGGACAGACCACGGCGGGAGGAGGGGCTGCCGGAGGGAAGACCTCGGACAACGCTCCGGACGGCACCTGGGACGGGACGATCGGCAAAGGGGGAGGCGGCGGACAGGGCGGGATGATGTCCGGAACCGGCAGCGGATTCCATCCGATCGGCGACGGCGTCGTCTTCTACGGCCCCAACCAGTTCCGTGAGGCGAGCAACGGCGGACGCGGGTCATATTCCTTCTCCGACACCTCGGTGTACGGCGAAAGGGAGCTCAGGACGACTCCCCCGCCGCCCGAGGGGAAGGATCCGTACAACAACTATCTGGAGCTCGTCCCCGGAGGCGGGGGCGGAGCCAAGGCGAACCATCTCCTCCCCTTCGGATCGCACAACACGGATCCGAACGGAGCCGTCCTGCTGCGCCTGCTCCGGATCGAGACCTAGATGCCCATCACCGTGAAGAGCGGCGGCTCCTTCCGGAACACGGAGGCGTTCCTCAAGCGCATGCAGCAGAGGACATACCTGGCCCAGCTGGCGAAGTTCGGGCCGATGGGTGTCACGGCGCTGAAAGGGGCCACGCCCGTCGACAGCGGGAAGACCGCCGACGGGTGGTACTACGAGATCGTCGATCAGCCGGGATATTTCTCCATCCACTGGCTCAACTCCCACATCGAGGAGCCAGGTCATATTCCGGTGGCCGTGCTCATCCAGTACGGGCACGGCACCCGTCAGGGCGGCTACGTGCAGGGCCGGGACTACATCAACCCAGCTATCCGTGGCGTATTTGACCAGATAGCGGCCGACATGTGGAAGGAGGTGACCAGGTAGTGGCGAGCATCGACGAACGCGTCGTCGCGATGAGCTTCGAGAACACCAAGTTCGAGGCCAATGTCGCAACGACGATGGGAACCCTGAGCAAGCTGGATGCCGCGATAGCGAACATCGGCAAGACATCCGGCCTGCAGAACATCGAGACCCAGGCCAGCAAGGTCACCCTGGCCGCTCCGATGTCGGCGCTGGACAAGCTGAAGGCCAAGCTGGGGATGACGGTCTCCGGCACGACCTTCACCGACATGGAGGCCTCCTCCAACAAGGTCACCCTGGCTGGCCCGATGTCGGCGCTGGACAAGCTGCAGCAGAAGCTGGGCATGGTCAGCGCCGGGACCACCTTCTCGAACCTGGAGAAGGAGTCGTCGAAGGTCAGCTTCTCGTCGCTCATATCCGCCATCGACGGGATCAGCTCGCACTTCAACGCGATGACGGTTGCCGCGGGAGTCGCCTTCGGCAACCTCACCACCACGATCGCCACCAAGGCGGCCGGGATCGGCAAGTCGCTCACGCTTGATCCCGCCATAGGCGGTCTCCAGGAATATGCGACGAATCTGAACTCGATTCAGACCATCCTGGCCAACACGCAGGCCTCCGGCGCCAATCTGGATGATGTCAACTCGTCGCTCCAGGATCTGAACAAGTACTCGGATCAGACGATCTACAACTTCTCCGAGATGGCGAAGAACATCGGCACCTTCACGGCTGCCGGTGTGGACCTGGACAAGTCGACCCAGTCGATCAAGGGCATCGCCAACCTGGCGGCCCTGTCCGGATCCAACTCGCAACAGGCCTCGACGGCGATGTACCAGCTGTCCCAGGCCATCGCCTCCGGCAAGGTCAGCCTGCAGGACTGGAACTCCGTCGTGAACGCCGGTATGGGCGGCACGACGTTCCAGAGGGCCCTGGCGACCACCGCTCAGCAGATGGGCACCCTGAGCGACGGCGCGGTCAAGCTCAAGGGCAAGATGAAGAACGTCTCGATCGAGGGGCAGTCCTTCCGGGACTCGATCGCGGCCAAGCCAGGCGAGAAGTCGTGGCTTACGTCCGACGTCCTCGTCAAGACACTCGAACAGTTCACGGGCGATCTGACCGACGCGGACCTGGCGGCCCAGGGCTTCAACGAGGACCAGATCAAGGCCATTCAGCAGACGGCCAAGACGGCCAAGGCCGCCGCGACCGAGGTCAAGACGCTTCCCCAGGTCTTCGACGTCGCCAAGGAGACGATCGGGTCCGGGTGGGCCCAGACGTTCCAGACCATCTTCGGCAACTTCGAAGAGGCCAAGAAGACGTTCACGGATCTCTCGAACGTCATCAACGGCTTCATCAACCAGAACGCCGCCGCGCGTAACAAGGTCCTGGCGGACTGGAAGGCCCTGGGAGGCCGGAAGGAGCTCATCGAGGGGATCAAGTCGGCGTTCGAGGGCATCATGTCGGTCCTCAAGCCGAT